CTGCACGAAGTGAGTGTTCTTGTCCGAGAGGGACTTGCCCATCTCAGGACCGTCCGAGTGCTGGAGCAGGTTCACCGGCACGCCGTAGATGCGGGCGATGTCGTTGATCTGGAAGCCTCGAGTCTGAAGGAACTGGGCATCGTCAGGAGCGACCGAGATCTTCTGGAGCTTGGCACCCTCAGTCAACACAGCCAGCTTGTGAGCGTTGCCCACGCCACGATGCATCTCATTCCAGCCGGCCTTCATCGAAGCGATGCCAGCATCAGAGATCTGACCGTCAGCCTCGATCACGACACCAGGCAGAGCACCGTTGCCGAAGAAGGTGGCACCGTATTCGGTAGCAGCCATCGAAAGCCCGATCGTCTCCCGCATGTATGCGATCGGAGACATCCCCTCGAGCTTCCCTGGCATCGTCATCCCACGAATGTGAAGGATCTCGAACTGGCTGACCGTGCTCGTGCCCCGTGCTGAGTTGATCTCATACGAAACGACTCGAGTCGAAGCATCCTGGATCGGAGTCACGGCATCAGGATCGAGAACCTCGAGGAACATGATCATGCCGTCCTCATCCCGATAGGTCGCCACGTAGGCGTTCCCGTCGAGGAGGAGCGAAACCATCATCTGTCCGGTGAGATCGATCTTCGAATACGGACCGACAGCGAAGTCCATCCACGATGCTCGAGGGAACGGGCCACGGACACCCCTCGTGCGAATGTGAGTGTTCATCGGCAGGGTCGCCACACCATCGGAGAGGATGCGGACTGAGCCCCACACGGCCGAGACCTGGAGGGCAGTGTCCTTGCTGACCGTCTTCCCGGCCTTCGAGGACGAGAGCCCGTAGCTGTCGAAGCCACGCTGCCAGATGTCATTCGGAGTGAGACCAGATCGAGATTCGAGACCAAAGAGTCTGCGTATTGGGTTGCCCATCAGCTCTCCTCCGTCTCGTCAGGGATGCGGGATGCAAGGATCATCAGGACAAACCCGAAGACGATCACGGCCACAGGGACCGACAGGTAGATCAGTCCGCCGAAGAACATCAGCGAGCCGAGAATGAAGGTGATGACAGCAGTCATATGAGCCTCCTAGGCGATAATCAGTTGAGGCTCAGGCTTCTGTTCATCCCGCCACAGCTTCGCTCTGTGGTGAGCCATGACGGCAGCGACAGCGATATCGATGTGCTTCGAACTCGACTTGTATTCCTTCGTGATCCGAGCACCCCGAGAGTCCATCTTCAGGACACAGTTGGCGATATGCCGAGCCATCGTTGGATCGCCGCTGTGGGTCAGACGCTCGTCCATCACGGACTCGTAGAACGACTGAGTGGCAGGCACCATCCGAGCCACCGTGTTCGGAAACTCCACGATCGGGAGCCCCTCCTCACCAAGCTCCTGGAGGCTGTACTCCCACCGGGAAGGATCAGCCACTACCTCTCGGACCTTGTACTTGGCACAAGTCTCACGGATCTTGTCCGAGACCTCGACCACCGGTACTCGCCAGTGAGGGTCTCCGACTGGAGCCTCCCAGACGTCGATCAGCTCGACGTGTAGATCCTCGAGCCGAACAGCCACGAGAGCCGTTGAGTCGCCACGCCAGGAACCATCGAAACCGAGCAGAATCTCATCAGACGGGCTGATCGGATCGTCGGTGTTGGATCGAGCGTCCCAAGCTCCGGTCGGGAACCAGGACTCCTGTGTCGCAGTCCAGCCGTTCAGTCTGTACCGGATGAACTCCGACTCAGGCATCGTGCGGTAGGCCGAAGCCATCTCATCGTGGTTCAGGATCTCCCAAGCGGGATTGAAGCGTTCCCAGACGGCAGGGTCGCCAGGATCGAACTCCTCATTCTCGTGAGGACCGAACCAAGTGAACCCGAACGAGGAGTCAGTCTCCTCACCGGACTCGATGCGCCGACCACGCTGGTAGAGCTTGCCGAAAGGACCGTCAATGTCGTACCCAGCAGTCGAGATCACCAAGGTGAGAGGCTGGTTCCTCATGCCCGAACCAGTGTTCAGAGCAACGAAGAGATTGTCGTTCTTGAAGACGTGATATTCGTCCACCGTGACAGTGCTCGGATTCAGACCGTGAGCCAGACCGGCATCCGCCGACACAGCCCGATAGATCCCGCCGTTGTGGTTACATCGGATCTCGTCACGGAAGACCGTGCAAGCAGCCTTCAGCTCAGGTGAAGCCATGACCATCCGCTTGGCCTCATCGAAGACCAGCCTTGCCTGCTTGCGGTCGCCCGCAGCCGAGATGATCTGAGGAGCCTTGTCAGCCTTGTCAGCGATGAGCTGGTAGAGGGCAATGACAGCACCGAGGATCGTCTTGGCGTTCTTCCGAGGCACACCGAGCACATAGGTTCGGTGAACCCGCTTGCCGGTCTCTGGATCGAGCCGGTAGATGTCACGAACGACATCCTTCTGCCACTCCATCATCCGAAACGGCTGCCCCATGAAGGAGCCACCGAGAGTCAGGAACGTCTCAGCGAACCTGATGACCTTGTCGCCGTCAGTAGGGAAGTCAGACATAGACCCTCCTCGGCCCAGATCGTTACGAGTGCTCTCGAATCAGATGCGTGGCGATGACGCCAAGCTCAGTCACGCTCAGAGCGACACTCTGGAAGAGGGCCACCGAGTGAAGATCACCGGCAACCATGTTCGAAATCGTGTAGCCCGGTCCCATCGTTCGAGGAGTCCCATGCGTGATCGTCCCGACGCCAGTGATGTCGGCAGCACTCGAGAAGGACGAAGTGTCGTCCCAGACATACGCCGAGCCGTTGTCAATTACGCCAGCAACGACGTGAACTTCACCGTCACCCTCGATCACTCGAGCGTCAGCAGTGATGGCGTTCATGGAGCTGCTCAACCCGCCCGTCACCAGCCTCACACGCCCCAGGTTGTCGAGCGCCATGTAGACGCCGTTGTTACCGGCAGACTCGGACGAGAACACTCGATTCCAAGCACCGGACAGCACCGATGTCGTCAGGCAGACAATGACCGTGAACTGCCCAGCCGTAGCCGAGAACGTCGGAGCATCGCCAGCGTTGTGTTGCATGAAGTTGTCGACACCGTCAGCCGTGATCGGCCCACCGACGTTGAACGTCGGGTCATAGGTATCGACGCCCGCTCCGACACCACGACCGAGGGTCACGCTCGTGCGGCCTCGATTCGGAAGCGTCTGCTGATCAGTCGAAGTGATATCGGCAGCATCGAACCAAGAATCGGCTCGGCCCAGAAGCTCGAGCCCGCTGTAACTCGTCCGAGCAGCCTGTGCCTCAGCCGAAGGTCCAGGGAGCAAGAGATCTGAAGCCGAGCCAACCATCAGAGCACCTCGACGCTGTAGAAGTCCGTCGTGGCACTGATCAGCTTCACCGACTGAGCGTCAGATGTATCAACCCTGATCGATCGGACAGGAAGCTTGTCGTGAACGACGAAGGTGTCAGCACCACCGACAGTCGGAGTCGACCCATCCACAGTGAAGTAGATCGGGCCAGTCCCAGACCGGAAGTGGACGATGATGACGTTTGCGTTTGACTGAGTCAGAGCGACGGTCGCCACCGTTGCTGCTGAAAGCTGTCCATGTGCGGATTCCATGTCGGGCTCCTTGGTGAGTTAGCGGATAGGGCAAGCGCCCGTCGAACAATCCATCTCGGACTGCCCGACCTCATGGTCAGTGGCAGCCAGATATTCGGCCTCAGAGAGCCGTGTATACGGAGCTTGCGGTCGGGCAACGTCCCTGAAGACTGTGGTGCCCTTCAGCGACGGCAGGTAGTGCATCAGAGCGATACGGAGAACAGGGAGCGAGACATCCTCGTTCACGTTCATCGTGAAGCTCACAGCGTTGTTGGCGAAGTGCTCCTGAACCATCGCCTGAGTGGCAGCCAGAACGACAGGAGAGATCTCGTCGCTCTGCTCCACGAGTTCTGGCCCGTAACGGTCGACCATTGGGTCCATCACATGATGGACAACGACCTTCGTGTTCGGGCTGTAGATGCAGTCCTCGATCTCGAGCCCACGAGCAGCAAGCTCAGGGAGCATCGGATCGTTGTCCGCATACCGTATGCGCCGCTCGAAGAACCGGGCATAGATCGGATGCATCCCCTCAGTAGTCCCAGGGAGCTTCGCAATCGTCCCAGTCGGAGCGACACACGTTGTCTTCACCGGCACCGGAATCCCGAGCTGCCTCGCATAAGCGAAAGCCTCAGTGTTCACAGCGCCCCGATACCAGGACAGCTCTTCGGCCAGGTCGCCACTCTTGTGGATGTCCGAGTAGCGGACACCTCGCTCGATCGCCCACTCCTGGAACCCGAAGAAACCGACTCCGATGCGCCGATTGCGGGCCTCGACCTCAGCCTGACGCTCGTCAGTGAGGTCAGCGAATGTTGCACGAATCAGAAAGCGAGTCATC